AAAATATATTTCAATTGTAGGCCGCTCATATTCGACCGCGTACCAGTAAAGCGCATCTATTACGCTGGTGTCTATTAACTGCGGCGGTGAAACTCTATAATTAAGCCGCTTTAATGTTTTATAATGCTGCCAGGCTTTGGCTTTGCTTTTAAACTTATCAAAGCCAGCGCAATCATCTTTTTTATAATATTCAATTAAATACATGTTTTAACCTCTTTTTAAGTCATATTTAAAAAAACACCTTAAACGCCATAAATCTAAACTTTGCTCTTTAATTGTAAATTTAAGAGCGTGTAAAAATTTATGTTTAATACACATACGGCTATAAGGTTTATAATTCTGTTTTATATTTGATATGCTTTGCCAGCAACCGCAGCGCGTTATTTTCTTTACATTTTTTAATGCATAATTCCAGGAATTACAAGATTGATTTATTTTTATCTTACTCATGTTTTAACCTCTTTTTTTTAATGGTATATCAAACCTACTTTTTTAGTTGTTAGCATTAATAAATCGTCTTTACTGCAATCTTTATAACCAGCTTTTAACAACTCTTTTTTATTGTCAAATATTTTCGCATGGTGATCTGTTGATTTAATTAAATGATCTTTTTTACCACCTACGCTAAAACAAAAAACAAAGTTTTGCGGTGCTGTTAAATGTTTAAATAATGGAATGGCTTTTGTATATCCATAAAAAATAATATTAGGATTGTTACGCGCTATATCCGCCCAGGCTTTTAAATACTTAGCGTTATAAAAATCGCCGCTGCTATGAATGCGCACATATTCAACGCGCTTTTTATCTAATTCATATTGAACAATCTTTTTAAATAATTCCTGGTTTTTTGATAATTGATAATTGCGCGCGTATTTTTCAACAACTGGCCGCCACTTATAACTGCCTTTATCAGCAAAGCAATATTTTTTACATATGTCCGCCCAGTGACATGTCTTAACGGCTGGTAAATTGAATTCATAAAGCCGTACGCCGTTTATTTGTCCGCTGTGCTTTATCTTACTATTTGTATTAGTTAGTATATTATAATTTTGCATTGTCTTCTATCCTCTTTTTTTTATTGTGGTGAATTGGTGCGGCTGTGCCGCGGATCGCATTTATTTTTTATGCTTTTTTAATATCTCCAGTTGCTGCGCTGTTAGTGTTTGATCTCCCATTTTAAAACGTAACCTGATCCAATCTACATCTAGATTAAAATCAGGTAGCGCCCAGGGTTTGACACGTGGGCCGTGCTGCGCTGCATTAATTGTAATGCCTGGTTGCTCTTTATCTTTTTTATTCATTATTCTAACCTCTCTTAATTTCTTTTATATTTAATCTTTTGTATAAGTTGCGCTTTTCTTTTCTTTTCCTTGCTGCGCTTTTAATACCGTTATAATTCCAGGCATCTTTTAATATGCTGTATATAATCAAAGCGCTTAAAATATTTATAATAATATTCATTTTAAAAAGCACCTCCATTAATAACTCTATACATGTATAGAGCATAAAATATAATTACACATAAAAACGGCGTATGAATTACAAAGCCTATTAAGCTATAAATAATTACTTTATATAATGGAAATTGTTTATCTGTTTTATTCATTGTTCTAACCTCTCATAATTAGTTAATTGAATTAATAAATATTACGTTAATACAACGTTAATTCCAAACACTTTGTGAACATTTATTTAATAGTAGTAATGACATATATCAATATAAAATAGATACTACACGGCCGCGGCTGTTGTTGTTATATAGTGTTACATTTAATATTTTATTCTCTATGATCATTAGATTAACATTCTGTTTTAGTTATTTTTTGCCTGGATAGCACAAGGCCAGCAATGTCTCTTTCACGAAGTCAGTCCCTAAAAATTTTTTTCTCTTTTTGTGAACACTCTATTAACGCTACATTAGCGCAACATGGATTGGGTAGAACTAACAGACGAAGATGCGGAACGCCTGGTTAGTGCCATCACTCGCGCAAAAGATTACGCCAAAAAGATGGCCATATTCCAAAGCGGTTTTATCGCACCTGACATGAGATGGCTGCAAACATCAGCACATGAGCTTTACGATGAGCTATCAGAACGCGAACGCGAAGTCTTCAGCATGCGCATACAACAACACACATTCCCAATCATCGCAGATGCGCTCGGCATCAGCGAAAGCACTGCAAAGACCTACTGGCTACGCACAATGGCTAAATGCAGCAAACTCTTTGTGTCACCGAATAAACTATAAGTATATGCCACATAATAAAGTTGATATTGATCCTGATAAAGTAAAGATGCTTGCTAGTTTCGGTTGCACGTACACTGAAATAGGTAAATACTTTGCTGTCAATGAAGCAGTAATACGCAAACGCTTCAAACAGGAATACGAGCAAGGCAAAGAAGAGATGAAGCTATCTCTGCGCCAGTTACAATGGAAGCATGCAGGCCAGGGCAACACGGCGCTACTCATTTTCCTGGGCAAAAATTATTTAAATCAAACGGATAAGTCTCAAGTAGACCACACCAACAACCTGGAATTAGTGCTAAAAGAAGTGGGATTTCAAGGAAATCCAATGGATGATCAAGCAGATAGTCAACAAAGAGAAATTGTGGAAGCTGGTGGGATACCAACCGACTCCGCAACAGCTTAGTATACATAACAGCACAAAGCGTTTTCGCATAAACTGCCAGGGTAGACGTAGTGGTAAGTCTTACTCGGCAGCTTACGAGATACTACCATATTTGCTCACACCAAACACGCGAGGCTGGATCGTTTCGCCAAGCTATAACCTATCGCAAAAAATTGCACGTATCATAAAAGAAGATATCATGGTCAGGCTCAAATTGCCGATTGAGAACAAAAAAGAAGTTAATGGGGACTTGTATTACATGAAACTTGCTGGATTAAACTCTGAGCTATCTGTGAAGTCAGCAGATTCGCCTGAGAGTTTGATCGGTGAAGGTGTTGATTATTTAGTAATAGACGAAGCGGCAGCAATGCCAAACAAACTTATATGGGAACAGTATCTTAGGCCAACGTTATCCGATAGGCAAGGTTGGTGCTTAATGGTTTCTACGCCAAGAGGTTTTAATTGGTGGCACAAACTGTACGAAAGAGGTAAAGATGAAAATTATCCTGACTGGGAAAGCTGGCAGCATCCAAGCAGTGAGTCACCATTTTTTAAAGATGATCCTGAAGAACTAAAAAAGGAGTTAACAAGTGAAACGTATCAACAAGAATATCAGGCCCAATTCACATCATTCAGTGGAAAGTGTTACCCATACTCCGATGCCATACATACAAAGAAAAGTCTTAAATACAATCCCAGCTTGCCAGCATATTGCTCAATCGACTTCGGTTACCGCAAGCCTGCCGTTGTTTTCTGTAACATCGATTATAAATCAAAAGGACTGCCAACTATCTATCAATTTGATGAAATAACAGAAGTAGAGAATATCAAAACAGAAGATTTAGCTACAATGGTACGTAACAAACCATATCAGATCGCTGCATATTTTGGCGATCCTGCTGGTGGCGGTAGATCAAGTCAATCAGGAGTATCAGATATACAAATTTTTTGGCGTATGGGTATGCGCGTTAGATTTCGCAAAGATGCTATGACACGTAATGTAGTCAATGGCGTATCCCATATGCGCAGATGGTTTGAAGATGCAAATGGCGATAGTCACTTTTTTGTTTCTGATAAATGTAAAGGCAGTATTGCCAGCTATCAAAATTACAGATATCCTGAGAATAGAGCAGAGCAAGCAGTTAAAGAAGAGCCGCTTAAAGATGGAGTGTATGATCATGTAAATGATGCTATGCGTTACATGATTTGTAATCTTTTTCCTATAAAGAGTAGAATGGCTGGTGTAATAGATTGGTAAGAAAAATATGGTAACAATTCCTGATTTATCGCAGAGTGCGATAGCTGAAAGTTTAAAAGATAGTTTAAGATACATCGAAGATGAACGCGTAAGAGAGCGCGATTATCTTATGGATTGGTACGAGGGTATCAATGTTGATGACTATGTGCGCGATTACTTTAGTGCAGAAACACTAAGGCAAGCGCCAATGCTAAATTCAAATATAACTGGTAGAGTCTGCGCTGTACGAGCTATGACATATAAGCGCCCCCCAAGAATGCGCGCTTCGGATACTTACCTTGCCTCCATAAACATCCACAGTCTAAACGCGCAGCGCAGACAACTTGAAAGACTTACATTTTTATTAGGTTCTATGGCTTTTCGCTCTAGATGGTGCGAATTAGAGCAAGAATTAAAGTACGAGATACTATCTCACTTTACGCCAATATTCCTTGCTGGAGATAGCAGAGATCAACCAATTGGTGTATGCTATCCAATAGAATATCAAGGCAATAGTAGAATGGATGCACCAATGCATGCAGTATGGACTGAATCTAGGCCAGGCTACCAGGG